CGGCTCGTAAAGTTGCTGCAAGTTTGTCTGACGTTCTGCTTCCAGAACCGCTTGCTGTTGAGCCTGTTGCTGTTTGCCAAGGTCGAACAAGAAGCCTTGCTCTCGCTGACCCATTTGCTGTTGTAGTTCGCCAAGCGATGCCTGACGTAGACCCAGAGTACCGAGCGCCTCGCCTTGTGCAAGACCAAGCTGGCCATACTGAGTACCAAGACCGCCAATGCCTTCGCCGAGGCGGCCCATAAGTTCTTGACCTTGAAGACCAAGAGCGCCAGCCGCCTGAGAGCCTTGTACACCAAGACCTGCTTGCGCCTGACCGAGCTGACCAGCTTGCAATCCAAGCTGACCTGCCAATTGTTCTGCACTGATGCCCATCTGACCGGCTTGTGCCGCGATGTTTGCACGTGCTTGCTCGCCCTGAAGACCCAAGGCTCCAGCTTGACCGGCCAACTGGCCTGCCAATTGAGCGGCGTTCATGCCCGTCGTAGCGGACAATTGCTGAATACTCATGCCTGTCTGGGCCAGAGCCTGCGCATTTGCGGCAGCCATCTGTTCGCCCGATAGACCAAGCTGACCGGCGACCTGTGCCGCCTGAATACCTTGCTGACCAAGCTGGCCTGCGCCTGCTTGTGCCAACTGCTCCGCCGACAGACCAAGTTGTGCGCCTTGAAGCGCGGCTTGCTGTTGCTGTGCAGCCAAAGCTTGAGCGTTTTGCGCAGCCATTTGCTGGGCAGACATGCCATATTGTCCGGCGAGCTGTTCTGCGGACAAGCCAAGCTGACCTTGTTGCTGGGCTGTTTGCGCTGCGAGCTGTTCTGCGGACAGGCCAAGAGCGCCCGCTTGCTGGGCGGTACTTGCAAGAAGTTGAGAAGCGGACAAACCGGTTGCAGCTTGCTGTTGAAGCAGTTGACCCGCCAATTGCTCGGCGGACATTCCCAAATTGGCTGCTTGACCGGCAAGTTGACCTTGCAACTGTGCCGAAGAAATACCTAGTTGACCCGCGAGCTGTTCGGCAGCTTGTCCAAGCTGACCGGCTTGAGCAAGATTCGAAGAAGCAAGCTGTTCTGCGGACAAACCAAGCTGACCAGCAGCTTGCTGCGCGGATAGACCAAGTTGGCCGCCTTGTAGCGCCTGTTGCGCCGCAAGTTGTTCTGCCGATAGGCCCAAAGAACCTGCCGCTTGCGCTGCTTGCGTTCCAGCCTGCGCACCTTGTGCGCCGAGGGCCCCAGTAAGCTGTGCGGCTTGCTGGCCACGTGCTTGCTGGGCTTCATAAGCTTGTTGAGCGCGTTGTGCCGCGCTTTCAAAACCGGCCTGACGCATTTGAGCGGCAGTCCGGCCTTGCTGTTCAAGAACGTTTCTCTGCAATTCTGCTTCTGCGACGGCTTGTCGTGATCCGCCAAATGCGCCTGCACCAACGGCTTGCGCACCAAGCTGTTGCGCTTGAATATCGCCTGCTCGCTGAACGTCACGAAGTGCTTGCTGTACCGCCGCGTCTTCATAACCGCTCATAAACGGACTGATTTGGCTCGGATCAAAGGCTCCAGTGGTGCCTGCCAGACCTGCAATGCCCTGTTGGGCAGAAGTTGTGCCCAAAGCACCCGCTTGCTGCAACGCTCTTGCCGCATCGGCAGTAATACCGCGAGCGCCCGTTACGGCCTGTTGGCTACCCGCCAAAGCATCTTGATAAGCACCAATACCGCCAGTTCCGGCCTGTTGAGCCGCGGTCCGCGCTGCGTCAGACGTGCCACCTAAATCAGCGGCAGTTTGCGCGGCACCCATACGTGCGCCAAGACCAGCTTGAGCCGCGGCATCTGCGCCAGCTAAACCGGCTGCGCCAAGTGCTTGAGCGCCTGTTCCTGCAATACCACGAGCTGCGCCGGTAACGTCCGCTGCGCCAAGACCAAATTGATCCGCTGCGGACAAACCTGTTGTTCCCGCTGCAAGCAAGCCAGCTTGCGCACCCTGAACATTCGCTCGGGCTGCATCAATAGCGGCCTGTGTTCCTGTGCCCGCCGTCTGCGCTGCGCCTCGTGCGCCCGCCGCTACGTCGGCAGCGGTCTGTCCCGCGCCAAGCGTTGCTGCACCCAAGCCTTGTTGAAGGCCGGGAATAGCGCCTGCCAAGCCTTGTTGACCCGCCTGCGCTTGAAGACGCGCTTGGTCAGTGGCTTGAAGTAAATTCTGTTGTGCTAATTGCTGCGATTCCAGCGCACCTTGGCCCATTGCGCCGTAGGCTCGTGCGCCTTCCGTTGCAGTTCCAAGCTGACCAGCCAACGTTTCGCCAACACCAGCTCCGCCAAGAGCTGCGCGGTCCGCAACACCCTGACCAAGACCCGCTGCAAGACCCATAGCGGTCTGCGCGTCAGCCGTTTGGCCCGGAATAGCGTCATATGCACGAAGTTGGTCGGCAACCGATTGAGCGGCAATGTCCCGTGCGCCTTGGGCCGCGGTACCCATCGCGCCAGTCGCGGTTTCTACCGCACCGGCACCATAATCGATAGCTCCGCCAATACCTGTTTGAGCAGCTTCTAGTTGGCCCGCAATATTGCCTGCGCCTGTGCGCATAAGACCGGCAGCTTCCGTTTGAAACGGGATAGCATCGGCCATTGTTGCGCCGATTGCGGTTTGTGCGTCACCAAGAGTGTAGCCTGCTTCAGTAAGGTAAGGCTGATAACCGCCAATACCGGCGGAAGCCAGCTCTGCGGCGGTAGTTTGGAGGCCGGACATCTCCGCAACCATTTGCGGAGGGATCGTGATGCCTTGGTCAGCGAGTGCTTTTGCGGATTGTAGAAGCCCAATTTTATAGGCTTCAATATCCGGGGCTTCGCGGACTATCTGTTCAGTAACTTCGGCCATTACGCTGTTGCCCTCCCGCGGGCTTCAAGATTACGCATGACTGAGTACATATTCTTGATGCCGTTATTAAGGTTTCCGTTGCCCATTCCACGAACGGCGTCTGTCGTCATGACAAACTCGCCGGGCATGAGCATTGCTCGGACACTGTCCTGCCCCGGAATACCCTCATCGGGCATGATGCCGCCATTGCGGCGCGGGAAAATGGCTCCGCCATCAGCCGCAGTCACGTAAGGACGGGCGAAAGGACCACCCGGGGTGCTGCCCCGAAGGTAATTGCCGCCCGGTGTATACGCATACTGCGTTGGAGCCTGATAAGTTGAGTATTCTGGTGCGCGGATCGTTAGATCGCTGACCATACCTGACGAATAACTTTCGCGTGGGACGTATTCACCGGTTTCTGGGTCAAGAACCACCGCGCCAAGGTCGCCGACCAAGTATTTGCCGGGGTCTGCCTCAACAAGGTCTTCGCCAGTGATGACGTTGCCCTGCTCATCGCGCATTGCGATGTCCAAAGGCTCTGCTTCAACCGGAGTAAATGCGCCCAAGGCACCAGCGGTTGCCAACCCTGCGGTTGCCAACGGTGCGTAGGTACGCAAGAAGCCCGGTCCTGCCGCCGCAGTAGCTGCGTTCATGGCCGAAGTTGCCTGCGTTGCTGCCAGTTCAGGCGTCATGCCCGGCAAGCTCATCGCATTGTTATAGGCTGCGGTGTAAGCTTGGTTGCCCGCCGCGGTCGTTTGAGCTGCCGTTGGGCCTCCGGGGAAGAATGCGTTCTTCAAGCCTTCGCCAAATCCAATGTCGTCACCCGGAGTAACCGCGCCTTTGATGCTTTCCATGAAGCTAGGCGGCTCGTAAACAGCCGGGGTAGGCGCTACGCTTTGATTGATTGTTGCGCCCGCTGGGATTTGACCGCCAGCCGGAACGCTCATACCGTTTCCATTTGCCAAAGTGACTTCGACCGGAGCGCCAGTGTTGTTCAAACGAGCAATTGATGTGTCCGAAGCACGAAGCGCGTCGGTAGCCGAAGCCTGTTGTGCCGTTTGAGGGCTGGTTGCCTCGGCACGAACGGCAGCCGTATCGCCCGCCGCTTCTGCAACACCTTGGGTCGACAAAGTCGCTTCGCTGACCGGAGCTTGGTATTGGCTGAAGAACCCTTGCTTGCCTGCGTTGGCTGCTTGAGCCGCTTCGCCGCCAAATACATTGGAAAGCGACGTTTGTGCGCCGGAAACCGTCTGTCCAAAACGACCAATCGGGTCCGCAAGACCCGTCTTGATGTTTTCCATGAAGCTGCCGCTGCCGGTGAAGCCTTGGAAGACCGCACCAGTTGCGCCTGCCACCAATGCCGACTTCAGAGCGTCTTTGATCGAGCCGCCTTGGATCAGTGTACCGATACCAGAACCCAGTGCCGCACCGTAGATAGGTCCGAGAGGCGTGAACGACAAAGCAATCGGCAAGATGATGGGAGCCACCTTCTTGACCACTTTGACGACCGACTTAACGGTGTTCTTAACGCCTTTGACGATGCCTTTTACAAGCTTCTTGAGAAAAAACTCAGGTGCGCCGGTCTCAGGGTTCAAGCTGTTAGCTTCAGAACCTACGACATAACGCTCCGGGTCTTCGACCCCGTTATCCATCAAGAATTTAAAAATGCTTTCTTTCCATTCCGGGTTCTGTTCCAAGAACTCTCGCGGAATGACCAGTTCGCCGGTTTCAAGGTGACCAACCATGTCGTCACCTTCGCGACCCATGGCAGCCATTTTCTTGGTCAGGGCAGGGAACTGTGCGATGCCCTCATCGCCGTACTCTTCTACGCCGTCATCGTCATCGCCGTAAACTGCTTCAATCTCATCATCGTCCATGATAAGATTGCCAATACCACCATCGGGAACGTTTAACTCTTCAATTTTTTCTGCTGCTTCTGCCATTATCCCGCTCCACCAGTGATACCTTGAGGCATAGTTACGTTAATTATTGTACTTCTCTTTTCCCCTCCAGTCCATGAAGAACCGCACTGCGGGCAGTTCCCATCGGGATAAGATGCAATTTCTTCAGGTGTATCCACCTCATTACTACATGTAACACAATGCACCACATCTACGCTAGTAGAAGGTAGCCATTTACTTCCATTTGGCATTGTAATGATAGTTTGATTAGTCATAGCTTTTCCTCACAACTGGAGCTGAGATATATTTAACAGCACCGAGGGTGCCGACGGCGCAAAGGCTGATGCCGTTAATGCGTCCAACAAAACGTTTGTATCGTTCGCCGCCCAATACAGCTCAACGTAATCGGTGGCGGCGAGAGAGATGGTGTAGTTCAACGATATGGGCAAATATGCGTTGATAGAGCTTATTGTCACGGCTCGGGTGGAATCCCCAACATCGGTGCCGTTCTTTCGAAGCCAGAAAAATATGTTTTTCGCACTGGCGCTCGTCGAAGTTAACTGGATTGTGGCGTCGACCTGATAATACCCCGCCTCCACAACGTTTAACCGCGACCCGCTGCTCAAAGTAACGCCGTTACTCACAAGCGTATTCGTCAGGGTGATTGCGTTTGCCGTGTTGATAGCCCCCAGCGTTTGATCGACCGTAGCGTCAAAACTACCGTAGTCCAAACCGATTGGAACGGTGGGCCGCACCATGATTTCGCCATCTGTGGCGTCTACGGTAAGCACCGCAGCGATAACAATCACACCATTTGGTGCCGTTGGGCGCACATTAGTAAGCAAACCCGCTGTTGTGGGAGATGCGTACAAAATATCGCCCACACTCCACGTCTCTGCCCCGGGGCCCGTGGTGTCTATGCCGCGGACTTTCCCATACACGGTTATCGGGCCAATATCTTGATCCGGCATGTCGTGCGTGGCTACACCCACAAAATACAGCTCGTTTGCCGTGTTGTTGGCAATATAGGGCGCAACCTTGATTTCGCCGTTTACCCCAACAAAACCTACGACTTCGCCATTGTTGATTTGGCTGCCGGTGTCGTTTTTGGCCCGCATGTAGGTCTCAAAACCCACTTGTTGGACAACCCCATCTCCCATGGTCAAATCCATGGTGTCTTCCGTGGTGTTCCACGTCATTTGACCGCGGTCCACGTTTCCCGTGTCTTGCGTCAGGGTGATTTCAGTGGCACGAAGCGGACCGGGGTTCAAAGATTGCTGGGCAAAGACCGAAAACGCACGAACGACCTCGGTTAAATACCGCTGGTCGTATTGCGCCGGAGGGATTGGAAAGTACGGAAACGGTTGCCCACGAGAAGCCATCAGCGCCTCCCGTCTGGTCGCATGTCGTAGCGAAGGCTACCCAAACGCCATGCAACTCCTGTTTCGTCGGACTGAACCTGAATGCTGAACTGACGACCACGGAGCCGTAAGTTAATCTGTTCCGTGTCGTCCCCAACCTGACTGGTCACCGTTTTCAGGTAATTACCGTTGCTGTAATTGCGTACACGCGTCGTAATATCAAGCAAAGGCACCGGTGCGCTGGAGTTTCGGAAACCAACGTCGGGGATAAGCCTGCTCAAGAACGTAAATTGCTGACCGTCGCCCATGTCCATTGGGCTTGAGCTGACATATGCCGTAATAGCCCCCGCTGGGGACACGCTGCCATCGTCAAATCCAAACTCGTGGTTGTACAAGAAGTTGTCTGGCGATGCCGCAATCGGATATTGCTCAATCCCGCGGTCAATCCAGCAAGTACGGGGCAAGTTGCCGTAATACCAAACCTGTTCTAGCGTGTTGTATACCACATAACGGTCGTTTTCAGAGCTGCTCGAAGACGGGTAGAACCACCAAATCTCATTGTTTTCGGAGTTTACCGCCGCGGTGACCTTGTCAAACTGGCCGACGTTGATGTCGTCAAAGACGTAATCCCGTACCGAACACGGAATTTTCTGAACCGCGCCGTTGTACATGTAGAACTCAGAGATACCCATCCAGAAAATCTGGTCCTCGACAGGAACCGCGGTCAGCGGGCCAGCAATCGTGGTATTTTCAGAAATAAGCTGGATACCAAAGGTAAACGGAGGGCCAAGGTACTGCATTGCGTACATCGAGCTGTCCGTAAAGACGATAACCTGTTGGCGCGTCTCTACCGCAGTCACAATCTCGGACCCCGAGCCGAGGCGCAAGTCCCCAGCCGTAGTCAACGCGGTGCTTTCCCACTCGGTCAGGCTTTCTTGGTCAGAAAACCGGATCAAAAGCGGGTCTTGTACGCCCGGATCGTTCTGTGGATCACACCCAAATGCAATTACGTGGCGGTCACGGTCAGAGACCAAAACCTGCTTGGCAATTGTCGGCGTGTAATTTGCGCCTGCCAGAGACGAAAGCTCAACACCGCGTGTGCTAGTGCCGTTGGTTTTGTCCCAATAGTAAATACCGCCATCGCGGACGTTAAACAGCAAATCCTCGCCGAAGTTGTCATGGCTCCAAATGCGGAGCTTTGAACCTTCTGCGGTAAGGTTTGCTGCCGATCCCCACGCGCCGCGGGACCAAGTCCCGGCACCCCAGCCCGAACCGACAACTGTCGTGTCCAGACCGGTGTTTATCTGATACGCGCCCACTACTGCCGCGCCGCCATTGCCGCTATCACCGGTGGTGGCAAAAACAGGCGTTTCGTCCAACCCGCCAGATACCGTGATCGATGGAATGGTCGCTACTTCGCGAGCAGTGATGTAGTACGTGTCGTTGTCTTCAACGTGAACCACTTGGTATTGCTGGTTCAAGATGTCCGCCGTTATGGCATCTCCTAGCGACACTGCGCCAGAAAAGGTCACGAAGTCGTTGTCTTCGCAGCCATGACCCGTGTCATTTACAGTGATTGTCGCGCAAGTAACGGCATCGCCGCTGGTGTGCGCGGCAGCCGTCGTATCAAACTGGGCACGAACGCAGTTTTGCAGATCATTACCTGAAACGTTTGAATATAAAATGATTTCGGAATTGATCTTGATGTAGCCGTTTGACGGAAACCCTGTCGTTGAAGACAGCGTAATCGTCACGTCCGCATCTGTGATGTTGCCGTTTAACGTGTTAGCCGCAGCGGAAAACGTGACGTCTCCCGCAGCGGTCGTATTACGAATAGGCGTAATATCGGAATAACCGCCACCTTCGTTAATGTAGTATTTCAGGTGCGTTCCCACACCCAAATAACGCTCACCCGCAAGCGCCACCCATGGATGGAGGGCGCGGCATGTGCCTAAAAAAGTGGTGGATGACAGCTTTTGCCACCCACCAATCTTTTCAGGGAAGCCGTAGCGAAACCTGACCTTGTCACAGTCGTACCAACCACCTTCGTTGGTGTACGAGGTTACCTCTCGGTTAATCCCGGGTCTGAACTGTAACTTGGTAAGAGGCATATCATCCGTTCACTACTTCGGGCTCTTCTTCAGGCGCTTCGAGCGCCGCAGCGAGCATATTAACGAAAGCTTCGCGTCCGACAGCCAACTGGTCCATATTGAAACGAGCGTTGTCCATTTTTCGGCCAAGGTCGTTAATGTGGTTCAGTAACGTGCGCTGTTCTTCGTTCATGTCTTCGACAAAGTATTCTGTGTCGTTGACTGTGATGGGGGTCTTTTCATTTTTACCCATGTTAGTCTCCTATGTTTAAGTTTAAGATGCGGTGTAACCATTACCCGCAGTGATTGCAGCGTTTGCCGCTGTCATATCCTCATCGCCCCAGAAATCTTTTGCAACCATTATTTGCAAGTGTTCAACATTGCGATCAACTCGGTCTTGACGCTCTGCCGCATCACGATCCGCATCGACATTACCGGCGATGATGTCGTTGATTAAATCAACACTGTGACCCATTGCTGTGTAGTGTTGTGCGATTTGTTCTGCTGTTTGTTCGTCCATTTTAATACTCCTTATAAATTAGGACTCAAGTGCGGCTATACGAGCCTCTAGTGCGTCAATCTTTGTTAGTGCTTCCTGCAATGCTGCCGTTAGCAGTGGTACTAGCTTGCTTTGGTCAATGGATTGTGGTCTGATATTACCATCTTCATCAACCGCATCCTTCTCGCCGCTAATAGCTTCTGGCACAATGTCAGCAACTTCGTGTGCAAGGAAACCATCAACAGTTTTGTCAGCTTCTGCAATAAAATTGAACCGCTTTGGTGCAAGCTGCTGAACACGGTCTGCTGCACCAGTTAGGTCAACCACATTTTCCTTTAGACGATAGTCTGAGGATGTATTGTAAGTGGTACCACTTGTTCCGAGTGTTATGTTACCGATAGCTGTCCCTGCCGAATTAAAGAAAGAACAGGCGTGTGCGTTATCTCCATCTGGTAAAAACTGTATGCCATATTCAGACCCTCCCCCAAGATATCGTAATGTGAGTATACCCGAATAACCACCAGAACCTTCATTTGGGTTGCCTATGGTTGCCCTGCCGCTATCAGTAAAGTGCATATAAGGGGTACCAGCGCCATCCGACAGCACGATGTAGTTGCTGGCTGTGATGATGCTTAGGCCGCCTTGATTGCCGGTGTAGCCGCCAAGAATGGTGTTCATAGAGCCTGTGGTTATAGACTGACCACAGAAGTTACCTGATGAACTTCTTGCACCAACAAAAGTATTATGATTACCTGTAGTTAAGCTATAACCTGCCCCATAACCAATCAAGGTATTGCTTTGTGCTGTAGTTCCAGTAAAACCAGCATTCGCACCTAAAATTGTTTGATAGTTACCGTTTCCAGTATATCCTGCTTGATATCCCACGACAGTGCTGTAAGCTGCGGTGGTGTTGGAGGCTAATGCAGAACGTCCCAAAGCCGTGTTGTAAGGGCCTGTAGTTGTGTCAAACATAGCAGATCGTCCAACAGCTACGTTTTCAGCACCCGTTGTATTATTATACAACGCCTGATACCCCACGGCTGTGTTGTTGCTTGCGGTGGCGTTGGAGTACATAGCCGCATATCCAACAGAAACATTGTTAGCACCAGTTGTGTTTGTTCTTAAAGATGCCGCACCAAAAGATGAATTATAATTGCCTGTGGTGTTTAAGTATTGTGAACGATAGCCAAAGGCAGCATTTGGAGTGCCAGTAGTGTTAGATGTTAGTGCCTGATAACCCACAGCGGTGTTTTCGCTGGCGGTGGTGTTGGAAAGAAGTGCGCTTGTTCCTACGGCTACGTTTGCTGTGCCAGTCGTGTTAGTATATAAAGCAACTTGACCAATCGCAGTAATGCTGCCTGTAGTATTACTATATCCAGCTGCGTTTCCAAAAGCAGTAACTTCACCAGTTGTATTCGCATACCCAGCCTGATACCCAACAGCAGTGTTATTGCTGGCGGTGGTGTTGGCTAGTGCATCACGCCCAATAGCAATATTGTTTTCACCACTTATATTGCTTGTAAGTGATGCGTGTCCAATGCCAATATTATTGCCACCAGTAGTGTTGGCATCCAAAACATTTCTACCAACCGCAATGTTATGCGCACCTGATGTATTTGAAGCCAATGGGCTAGAACCAATAGCCACATTGTTTGAGCCAGTTAAAGATGCACCAGCTAAAGCGCCGTCACCCAACGCCACGTTATGGCTACCAACAGGATAATTCCCGTCCAGCTTGATCGTGCCGCCATCGAAGGAGACGTTCGAAGACGCGGTCAGCGTGGTAAACGCGCCGCTGTTGGCCGTACTTCCGCCAATGGCCGTGCCGTCAATCGCACCGCCGCCAATATCTACGGAGTTCGAGATGAACGACGTGATCGTCACGGCACCCGTGCTGTTCGCAATCGAACCCGCCGCAGTGCCGTCGTTGGCCTTGATGTTGGTAATCTCAAGGTTCGTCGCATTGACGCCGTCGTCTTTAAGCAAGACGCTGTCAATGGTCACACCGCTTCCCGCAGTGGTTTCGTTGATCGTATTTGCAGTAAGCGCCTGACCGCTATCGATAATCAGATTGTTCGCGCCAGACGTATTGCCGTTTGCCAAAACTTCGGCCAGCGTATCCACCGTAGCTACTTGGTCATCAACATACGTTTTAATAGAAAGCGATGTCGCCAACGTCGTGGCAGACGCATCGGACATATTTGTAGTCGTGTTGATGCCGGTGACCGTTGCACCCGTGGCAAGACTTAGGTCCGTGTTGGCCGTCAAATTCGTGAACGTGCCCGCCTTCGGTGTAGTACCGCCAATGACCGCTTCGACCGTACCATCATTAATGTCTGCGGTTCCTGCGGTGAGGTCGTCCGTGGTAAGCGTGGGTGTGGTGATTTCTGTCGCGCGGAGCTTGGTAAAAATGTCAGTAGTGGTCGCAGTGGCTCCGCCTCCACTAAATTTGACTACCATGTCGACACCCGCCGGAACCTCAAGGTCGCGGCCAGCATCGTATGTGCCTTGGAAAAGAATTACCGAGCGGCTACCAGACAAGCTGTTGCGGATGAAAACAATCTTTTCCGCATCATTCGGCGTAAGCTGAACATAAGCCGTCGCGCCCAAATCGCCACCGTCAACAAATTCAATCCATTTGTTGCGGCCATCCGAGGTCGCGCCGTCGCTAATCGCCAGCGTATTCGGAGAACCCGAAGTGCCCGCCGAAGCAAGTGTCAGGGAAAGACATCCGTTGATCGCCTGATCCAGAAGGTCAAAGTTAATGTTTGTGGTATCACCCCAAGTACCCGACTGTTCACCGGTAGCCGGTTTCTCGATACCGAGGTTAACTGTATAGGTGCTTGGCATCTCTCAATTCCTCTACGCTGCTATTGGTGTCCAATTAGCATTCTGTGCTGGCGACTCCTCAGACCACGTTGGACTTTGACTTGGTGTTTCCTCACTATAACCCGGATTTTGATTTGGAACAATCCGGCCATATACAAGTACCGTACCAGTCTCAGTTGTCGCACTCACTCCTGTTACATTCACGATAGCGCCCGCATCTACGGTAACACTACCAACTGTTGCTGTCGCCGATACGCCGTCGACGTTAATGTTTTGATCGGTTTGAGTTGAGACAGACCCAACCCCACCTGTTGCCTCAAGACCAACAACGGGAACATTGGCTTCCGCATCTACCGCCGCTTGGCCGACTTGACCAGTAGCCGACACGCCCGTGACAGCTACATCCGCAGCGGCAATAACGGTAACAGACCCAACAGAACCCGTGGCCGCAATGCCCGTAACCGGAACATTGGCCTCGGCATCGACACTAACAGTGCCTACCTCGCCAGTTCCAGCAACTCCCGTAACGTTAACGTTTGCATCTGCGGTAACTGAAACAGAGCCAACAGCTCCTGTCGCAGCCAGTCCGGTTGGATAGACGTTTGCGTCAGCCGTAACACTGACGGAACCGACTTGGCCAGTACCGGAAACCCCGGTCACGTCTACATTGGCCTCGCCGATGACGCCGACAGAGCCAACCTGACCCGTGCCAGCAACCCCGGTGACAGATACGTTGGCTTCGGCAACTACCGTTACACTGCCAACATTACCCGTCGCTGCTATCCCAGTAACCGGTGCGTTTGCTTCCGCAACAACGGTTACCGAGCCAACAGAGCCCGTGAGTAGCGGGAAACCGCTCTGGGACCACGGGCCTTCGCCCCAACCAGAGCGGCCCCAGCCGCCGATTGGAACGACAACATCAGTCATTACGCTATCCGAATAATCGCATTACTTGCGTCTGCGGTTGGAAACACAATGGTGAAGTCGCCAGCGGTGGACGTCTTGTCCCCGCCAAAATCCAAAACAACTACCGCCGGATTAGATACCGAAAGCGAATCTGTGTTTGGAGTTGTGTTATAAATCAACGCGCCGCGAGCAGTAATGGTTGCAGTCGTGAAAGTCTCGTCTGCAAAATCAGTGAAAGCCGTCGTACCAGAAGTCGTCGGGTTTACGTTAGTTAAAGCCTGACCGCCCGCCGAATAGCCGGTGCCACTGGTTTCGTTCGTTGCCGAATACGCAGTCGTCGACGCATCTAGCGTCGCGGCACTCGTATAAAGCGCGATGTTAAAAGTGTCGCCCGTCGAGGCATCAAAGTCGTGTACACCATAAAGAAGCTCGTTCTTAAAGGATGTACACATGTAGTTTCCTGAGAAAGCCATGTCACAGTCTCCTTATCAGTTCAGCAAGCTCCTTGTGGCCTGCGTCGGTTAGCGCGTTGTACACAGTGGTTCTATCACTTTTTATCGCTTCGCGCATGTAAATTTCTAAAAGCTTTACAATTTGCTTGCGAAAGGCATGTGCCTGTGCCCGAATAGCAGGGTTCGCGTCATCACTAATAGAAATAATCTTATTAGCCGCACGTTCAGCGATTTCCTCTGGAGTAAACCCGCGACCGCTGGTGGTGTGTACCTCCACCGTAAAACCGGGGTCAATATTCATATCTAATGCTGGAAAACTCATTGTTTCGGCCTCACAACCATACCAGTACGATATTCATCGGTGACTTCTTTGCTCTCGCCGAACATTTTCAGACCGGTAATCGCTTCAGCAAACCGTTTTTCGTACTGTTGCATTATATCAGGCTCGCCCTTCATGAAGATGTAAGCTTCGATCAAGCTGCCGTACAAAAGAGCCAACTGAGCGTTTTCACTCAGCCATGTCGTGCCGCTGCCGCCAGACTGCGTCAAACTCAGCGGACGATAGAAGTAATGAAGCTCCACCGCGTAGTTTGCGTCCGGTGTAGGCCCCAAAATGAAGTTATCGATGTCAAAAACAGCGTAATACCGCGGATTTCCCGTCGTAGACGCGTTTGGATTGAAAGATTGCACAAAATCCGGGTCTTTAAAGTCCAAAAACACCTGATTTGAGCTGGCATCCGTAAAAGATAGCGAAAATGGCGCTAAAAAGTCGCTCGGGCAGGCCAAATACTTGTTCGACGCCGACATTGCACCGCTTACGTTCTTGCGGAACAGGCTTAACTGGACGTTTTTGAGGATACGCTCCTCTGCCTGCACAATAAACACAGGAATATTGGCCACAAACGAGGTTTCGTCGTACTGCGTGTAGTCTTGAATGGCCTGCGTTAGCTGATCGTATGTAAAGCTCATGTCACCACCGTCACTTGGCCCACCTTGCCGAACGCTTGGACCGGTCTTAGGTTAGGGGCTTCGACCAGAGGCACACCGACAAACACGTCTAGCGGCTCAACACGGTCAGGTCTTGCATTTTCAAGGGCTTCTGGGTCTACGACCTTACGAAACGGCCCTAATTGCGGGTGTTTTGGCTCATATTCGTCCGGTCCAACAAGCAAACCGTTCCACTCCCGCTTCATTACCTTATAGGGGTAACGAAAACCGGAGCGGTCGGATATTGCCCATGAATCTTTACCGGAAGCAAATTTAGCCATCTACCCCGCCCTATAATATTCGTACTTTGGAACGACGTTGAAGGACGACCGATCACGGTCTTCCGTCGCTGCGCGTTCAAACTCCTCTTCATACACCGCTTTTAGCATCTGAACACGGTTCGGTGCCCGCTTCAAAGCAATGTAATAGGCCAAACCCGCTGCTAGGCACGGGTAAAACCGAAACGGCATGTCCATCGTGTCCGTATAGATGTCGGCATCATCCATGCGAGTAAGCGCATCATAGATGACAACGTCCGTCGTGTTCTCTGGGACAGGCCAAATCTTCAAATTCGGTGTCGTCTGACGGTCCAAAAAGAACTGGTTCGGACGACCCTGCGTCGTTTTGTTGGGAATAGTGAGGTATTCGTCGCGGCTCAGACGCTCCAAAGAGTAATCCGTACCGTCTCGGCGGCAGATTACAGACAAAACGTCGATTACGTCGTTGCCCAAGTCATACTCACCGTCGCCAATAGCCAGTGTCACCGTGCGTTGCTTGATCGTCCACTGGTTTAGGCCGCGATTGGCCCAGTCCGCCAGCAAGAGGTTGAGCGAACGCTTGGCAGTTTTGAGGTCGTAACCAGTACGAACCTCAAGACCACACCGCTCGAAGGCTTCTTCGACGTATTCGGCTACGTCTAGCTCAAAATCTTTGCTACCGGATGTCGTCATGACTTCTTAGTCCCCCGCTTCTTGGCAGTTTTAGCGGATTTCTTGAACGCTTTTGCAGTTGGCGCACCTTTGCTGCCGGGCTTGCGCATCTTTTCGCCAGACCCCGCTGCAATGCGTTTGCGCTTTGCATGAATATTTGCGTACAAGCCCCGTTTTGCCATTACGCGTTCCTTACCGCACAGCCTTTTTTGCTGCCGCGCTTGCTAGAAGTTCGAACGGCACCGCCGCTCTTCATCTTCTTGACCATTCCGCCGCCGCGCATTTTCTTAACCATGCCGCCGCCGCGCATCTTTTTAGGTTTCATTGCCATCTTTCAGTCTCCTATACAGACGCTCCCGCTTTTCAAAGATTTCACGGGCGTTATACTGGCCATTATATGTATCATAATAGCCCTTTTTGTCGAGCTTGTCTGCCGCTTCCTGCAACTTAGACAATCTCTGTACAAAAATCATTGCGTATTCAGCATCAATTTGAGGTTCAAAGCCATGTTCGACGTCTTTTACGAAATCGCTTTCCTCGTCATCCGGATGAAAACCCATTACCCAAATATCACGATCAATAAACATGCCGTCAGCAATGACGTCGTTCATCTCGTCTAAATAGGTGTGAAAGATTTCGGGGTCTTCGTCGTATTTAAAATCGACAATAATTGCGACATCGAAGTTGTCGTCGAACTGAGAAACTGTCGTGTACAACGACTGCTTGTTAGCTTCGTACTTATACAATACCGCTACGCGGCCATCGGCCCAAGCTTGACGTGCGTATGGACAGGGCGGGAGGTTGTTAAAGTAAGGGCTTGCTTTTTCTAAGACCGTGGAAGACCAGTCTACCAACTCGTGATAAACGGCTTTTTCTACTTCAAGAGATGGTTTTAAAAAAGCAAGACCCATTAAACTCCCCAGAACTTATGCACTACAGGAGCAACAAGAATTAAAATGGCCAGCCCCCAAATTTTAATGTCCAAGCTTTTCAACGTAGACTTCTGGTCGGCCAACTTTTCCTCAATGTTCTGGTAGCGCAGATTGCACTCAGCTTCATGCTTTTCCAGTTTGGCTAAGACGTCTTCTACTCGCATATCGTCCTCACCAAGCTTTACATGACCAGTAACGGGCGCTGAACTTGTCTTTTGCTGTCCCGCACGAATGACGCGCTCTAAAGTTTTTTCGACGTCCCGGTTGATCTTTTTTAATTGCCATGTCCGGATCGCCGAAACGAACCAACTTAACTTCACTGCCCTTTTTTGCCAGAACAGCACTTTTCTTTGATTTACCGGGTGTCCGCTTTGGTTTGTTATATCCTGCAAAGGTCTCTCCCCGGTACTTTATTCTGCCGGAGGGCAGTTTCTTAACGTCTTTCGTTGTAGCCATTATGAAATGCCCCCAGTCACATCATTTATGCGTAAAATCCTGTAATGCTGGTAAAGCCCGGACCGGTTTGCGTGTAAGCCACGTACCCACCGTTTTCGAACATGATACCGTTATCACGCATTTCCACATCGCTAATTACAGTCGCGTCAGCAACCGTTCCCAACGTAACGTTTGCAGTGCCTGTCGCACTTCCATCACGCACAGAAACGGAACCCGCCGTGCCAGAATTTACAATGTAAAGACCACGTAGGCGCATACGACCTGCAAAGATAACTTCCAAAGCATCTGCGGACATTCCAACCGTGATTGCTCCATCGGTATCGTCATCAACCGTGACTTGGGTCACCGTCTTGAAATACGCAGTGGTAGTTACCGCCGCAGTATCTGGTCCAGCAATGCTTTCTGTTTGAGCGTCACCATGGACGTCTGTGCCAACAACAGTGAAAGTCCGCCCGTCGTCCGTACCCGCAGAAGTAATGGTTACTTTGCGAGCTGCGGTAAACGTTGCCACCCCGCCAGAAGCGTTTGCGCCGTTAATCGTCAAGTTTTGCTCGCCACCGCTTGCAGGAGTTTGAGATTGGCAGATGCTATCTGCATCCGCCGCGTCGCCATCGGCAGCAAAGTATTTGGATTTAATGTCAGAATTAGCCATTATTTGCTCTCCGCTTTCTTCGTTGTTTTCTTAGCAACTTTTTTGGGAGCGGCTTTTTTAACAGGTTTTTCTTCCCACGCCTCATTAACGTCAGGCGTCGAAGGATCATCAGCCTTCAACGTGCCGTCGTCATTACGTGCGCGAACTTTTTCGACCTTAATGCCGCGAGCTGCTAGTTCTTCTTCAGAAGGTGGCTGAAACCGATTGCTCATGTTTCACCTCCTTATGATGCCGCGATAGTGCCGCCAGTGTCAGAACGCTTCCAGTTGGTGCCGTCAGAGAACGCAAGAATTGCAGAACCTGCCGCGCCGTCAGAAACATACACAAGCGTACCCGCGCCTGCCGAAGAAGCAGAAGGTGCAGTCGCAACTGTATAGGTGGGAACTTTGATGTCACCAACAAAACCGTTGGTGGAGGTCACTGGACCAGAGAAAGTAGTCGAAGCCATTTTAATACCCCTTGCACAAGGTTTCGCTTCGCAGTCCGTGCAATGTCAGGTGGGCCGACCCCTGTCTGCAAAGCTAATGTTAAGCCCTATCGTGACTATAACTTAGCTTGAGATAAAAAGAAAGGGGCCTCGTAAGAGGCCCCAAGTGCAGTCATCAGGGAGGTGGGTAATGAAAAACCCACTTCTCTTATACCACAGATTACGCCGCGCCGGGAGTACCAAATACGCAGCGCCAGTCGGAAACGCCGAAGCTGTAACGCTCACGCGCTTTAAAGCGCATGTTACCGGTGTCAAAGTCTCCTTCCATTGCCGTTTTGATTGGCGAACGGTTGAAGTATTTGAAGCCGTTAGGAGCGTCAGTCTTGATGAAGAATGCGTCGGTGTCTGTCAGGAAGTGGTTAACCACTGCACCTTCAGGCAACATACCCATGCTCTTCATGGCGTTCAGATCGTTGTCCGCAGTGCCCGAACGCAGGTTCGAGTTGATAACTCGCTCTGCGATGAACTGAAGCTCTTTCGGAATGATAAGCTTCATGCCGCGTACAGCAATCTTCAGACCGCGTTCGTCAGTCATACCCGCGATGTCGATCAGCATTTGCTCAAGCGAAGTCTCGTTGAGGTCAGCCGCAGTAGACAGCAAGTTGCGCTGGTTACCAGACAAAGATGGGTGAGCAGACGAACATAGCGCCGCGCCGTCACCAACAGGGCTGCCAGTCGAGAACGCATTGTTCAGGATGGAAGCAGCTTTGATTTGCTTGGTCTGAGCCATTGAGCGAGCCAAAGCTTTGGTGTAGCGAGATGCGAGACGATCATAAAGGTTATCTTCGATAGCTTCTTCAGTGATCGAGAACGCAAGCGCGATGGTTTCGTGAGTGTAACGAGCAGTGTAAGTTTCCTGCGCTTCGTCAAAACTGATGGCACCGCCCTCAGATTTCGTTGGAGCTGTGGAAAAACCACCGAGCATAACTTCCTCTTCAAATGCACGGTCAGATGACTCTTCTTCGAAGATTTCAGAATGCTCATTCTCGTAACGGTTGTATTCGAGCCCGAACAAGGCATTAAGGCCGGGTTCCAGCTCTTTCGCTAGTTGTGCGCGAGAGATAGCCATTGATTAAGCCCTCCTTAAATGCCGGTGGAGTCCGCAGTGGTTTGAGAATCAAACCGGCGGGTTCCAGCGTTGAAGTGTGCGTTCAGACGAACGATCAGCGGGATACCGGCTGCGGTATAGTCGCTGTTTGCTACGTCGTCCATGATGCCTACGATACGCAACGGCAAAGTAGCCGTAGTTGCAATCGAGGAAACGCTCAAAGCGGAATTAGACGAGCCAGTATCGGTCGAACCGGTACGAGCCGACGTACCCAGCGAAGCGTTTGCGAACACAGCCGCAAGTGCAGTCGCACGGTCAGTCAGAGACGCGTCAGACGCTACTTTGAACAGTTGGTTCGGGTTGTCCGCCACAAACGCCTTTACAGGGTGGTTTGTGTCTACGCTGACAGCGCCAGAACCGGGCCAGTAGTTAAGCCATACAGGTTTTTTCTGTACGGAATCGTGGTACTCCACACCCATCAGGACACCAAGCGCCTGCGTAGTGCCACCGTTTGTGGCACCAGCATAGTCGATAACGCCGTCCGCAGTTGGGACAACGATACCGTACTGGTAGATCGCGTTGGTGTTGTCAGAAGCGATTTCGTACTGGGTTACACCAGTCGAGTTTGCACCGCTACCAACTAGCCCGATAGGACGTAGACCATAGGCAGTAGATTGATTTGCCATTTTAGGTTTCTCCTATTGGGGCAGCCCTATCTTTTGGGGCCACCGAAGGTTACACGAGATTGACGGTCAGGCTTGCTGATCGTCATAGTCGAATGTGCATTCTCGCGCATCATGTCAGAATCAACTGCTTGCATCTGGTCACGGTTACGTTGGTTAAAGTAATCGCTACGTTCTGCAATCGTTTCCTCTGGAATACGAGCGAGAAGCAGTCCGCCTACTCCAAACACACCTTGGTATTTACCTGTTTCCACGACGGGAGCTTCGAAGTCTGGATATTCGTCCGCACGGACCAATTCCCAACCTTCTCGCATTTTTGCACTGACGTTCTTCGTGTCGTCAAAACCACGCGTTTCGGCGCGAATCCAACGATGCTTAAAGCCATCAGGCGCAGGCGGTGCATCTAACATCGACGGGGGAGCCCAAGGCTTACGAACGGCCTGTTTCTCCCGGGTTTGGTTGGCGCGAGAAGTACGGTTGATGGTTGATCCATCCTGTTTAGTTTGGTCATTCATCTTCTTACTCCTTCACGTATTTCGCATATTCTTCAAGCGGCACACCCAATTTCTTCGCTATTGCGACTTGGCTCGGGGTGAGTCGAACCTTTTTCCCACTGCGCCCAGAAGTTGTTCTCGAAGCGCCAACAACCGTCTGAGCGGCACGTTTGTTGGTGGCTTTTCCGCCATTTCCGAACTTGTCAGATATACGACGGTCGAGTTCAGTATAGTAGTCATCGCTCTGCGGGTCAAACCCTTCGTCTTCCACCAACTTTTTGTGGATACCAAAGGCCGCATAAGTCATGGCTTCATCTTGACCAAACCAAGAGTTGCGTAACGCCCACTGCTCCGCTTTTGGATCAGGACGGCGAGGCTGTTGCGCAGGCATCGGCTGACGCGCTTGGTGTTGCGCTGCCGCCTGTTGCTGACGCAAATAACGCTCTTGCTGCATCTTGGCCTGATTTGCACGATCTTGTTGGATCGCTAAAGCAGTCAGTTTGCGCTGTGCTTCGACCGTTTTGCCGGAGTCCCCGACTTCGATAGCACGTGCAAGCTCATTTTCAGCCTGTTTAATTTCGGTGTTTACACGATTTGTGTATTCCGTGACGTAGTTTGTATCCAAACTACTGACGCGCTGCTTGAGACCTTGAGCCTCATTCTGGACCGCTTGAGCATAACGAATTGCTTCTTGCTCACGGCGTTCCGCTTCACGCATCTTTTTGGTTAGGCGGTCAATACGCTTCTGCGTAGCTGTCTCCGCCTTACGAAAATTCTCGTCACTGTCACTGTCATCGTCTGAAGCTTGCGCCTCAATCTCGATTTCAGTGTCTTGCTCGTCCATATTCAGTTCGAGCTGGTCGTCGTCTCTATCTTCAGCCATGTTTCACCTTTATAAATGATGGATGTCTTCTGGGTCCATAATGGTCGCGAGTATCTCGTCATCGTTGAGAATACGGACCTCCCCGCCATCGATCTGGAAGCGTGAACCCGCATAGCGAGCAAACATAACCCACTGCTTTTCTTCACACCATGGACCGGACGGAAACTTGTCTTTGTCCTTGTAAGCCAAAGGACCGACTTTAAGGACGTAACCAACTTGAGTAGAGATGTTGCTCTTCTCTTGTACTTCGCTGGGGATAAAAATACCGCCCGCGGTTTTGGCTTTTCCTTGATATGGAAGGATCAGAATACGCCAGCCGGTAGGGGCGGGCATTCTTTCCAAAAGACTTGAACCAATCGCATCAGGATTGAGACGAGGTTTTTCGACGTAAGCGTCGGCGAGATTAGGCTTGTCGCCATTGTTCTCGGTAGTTTTAGCTAAAGCGGCTACACCTTCGGCGGCTGCCGCTAAGTCAATTTTTGCTGACTCAGTCATTAGATCGCTCCTGTTTATCTAGCAGGCCCTTGAGTTCCTGTTCCACGTGATTAAGGCATTCTAAGTTGCCCATAAGCTCACGATAATGCTCCATCGACTTAACGTTTCCGTTTTGCATGTAGTCGACGCAACCTTGGCGACGTTCACGGATAATCCGAAACACCGCTTCGGCTATATAGATTTCATCCATTCAGTCCTCGCATATTATCGTACAACATCTAGTGCATCCTAGCACAGCTAGTATAAGATATGCTAGGACAAACTAGATATTTATGCGAGTTCTTAGGGGCATAACCGCTCATACGTCTCGTTGTGAACGGTTACGTCGACAAGAAGACC